CAACAGCAGTATTATATGAACCATCAGTACCAGCACCTGTTGCAGCTAATGAGTCAGTGCCTATAGATACATTATCTACCGCAGTTGTCGCTACCAATAATGACCCTGATCCAACAGCTACGTTATTGCCACCTGTTGTCGATGCTCCACCAGAATTGTCTCCAACAAAAGTATTGTCAGATGCGCTTGTCATGGCATCACCAGCAGCTTCACCAATAGCTACGTTGTCTGTTCCTGTGGTTAAAGCCGTGCCCAGTGAACCAGAGCCTAAACCTATATTGCCTGTGCCACCTGTCATATCGAGAACATCGGTAACTGCTGCGCCTGATCCTGCGCCATCGGCAACCACCATCTTGATGCCGCCATTCGGAATTACGACATTGGCTCCTGTGCCTTGGCTGATGGAAACTGCGTAACCAGCAGAGTTCTGAATAACCCAAGTTTTATTGACTGTATTCGGCGCGAGGGTAACTGTGTTCAGTGCAGTGATCGAACCTGTAAGGGTCATTGCATAGGCCCTTGCTGCATCGGCTGTGCCATCTTGCATGGTAATTGTATGTGTAGTGCCAGTGATTCCCTCAGAGCCACTGCCCCATGCTTCCGCAATTAATTCTAAATTTGTATTGGTTGATGTGCCCCAGGTTCCTGATTCGTCACCCGTGGCAATTTCCTTGAGTCGTAAATCATTAACATAAGTTGCCATTTATTTCCTCCGAACGGTTTTAAAGAGTATAACTCATCTTTTATTTTATCTCTAGGCTGCTATGTCTGTCCACTCTGGATCCTGTGCCTCATCGACATCGCCCCAGCTTGGGCTTTGCGAATCACTGATAACTGCCCATTCAGGGTCCTGTCCGGGAACAATGTCTCCCCATACAAGTATTTGACTAATTGCGCCTGTTCCGTAAACCCCTGTTAATGCGACACTGACATGCGTGGTAACGGTCAGCGAACCAAGGCCCGATGTCATGGCATCTTGAGTTACCGCTATAACATTAACAGTAACAAGGGTTATGCTGCCTAATGCACTGGTTCCTGCTACCCCGGTTGGATACACATTCGCATCCCCAGTAACTGTTTCATCGCCTTGGGAAACTGTGGAAGCTGTTCCACTGACTCCTGTGATTGCAAACCCTGCCGCGAGGACTGTGCCTACTGCACCTGTGCCCGCAAGACCTGTTTCAGCAACATTGGCTGCGCCTGAAGGGGTAACGCTGGCTACTGCACTAGTTCCTGCGAGTCCTGTTACCGAAACATTGGCTACGCCAGTGATTGTAAGGGAACTTATTGCACCTGTACCGGCAAGACCTGTTACGGCAACATTTGCCGCAGCAGTAATGGTTAAAGAACTTATTGCGCTTGTGCCTGCTAAACCAGTAAGTTCAACAGGGATTGGTTCACCCCAAGTGAGCTGCCCCCAAGTCCCTCGACCCCAGCCAGTAATATTAGCCATGGGCTAACTTACGCTATTCTAATAACAGCGTTACTTGCGTCGGCGGTTGGAAAGGTTATGGTAAAACTTCCTGCTGTACTTGTTTTGTCTCCACCAAAATCAAAGACTGCAACCGCAGGATCACCTGTAGCCGTTTCATTGAAAATCATGCAAGCTCTTGCAGTAATAGTACAAGTACCAAAAGTCAAATCAGCAAAATCAGCAAATGCCGTAGTTCCTGAAGTGGTTGGAGTTACATTAGTTAATGTACCCCCTTTGGCAGTGTAATTTGTGCCTGTTGCTTCTTGACTGGTAGTATAAGCAGTGGTTGCTGCGCTCATGGTAGCTGAACTGGTATAAAGAGCCAGCTTAAAGGTATTGCCTCCGGTCGTTTTAAAGTTATGTACTGCCTGCATAAGCTCACTTTTGAAAGAAGTACACATTGCCTGTGTTGTAGCCATTATAGCCTCCTGATTATGTTCGCCAAGTCTTTATGACCTTGCGCTTCCAATTGATTGCATATTGTACAAATATGGTTTTTGATTGCCTCTTTCATATAGTATGCAATTATCCTATGACACTGATTTTTAAAGGCATGGGCTTGTGCTCTAATTGGTCCCGGCGCTGTGTCACTTACCGAAATCAATTTATCAGTGGCCATTTTAGCGACTTCTTCTACTGTATGACCTCTACCATGTGTCGTTTTTACTCCCAGATCACCGATGGACATTTCAAAAGGATCGGTTTCCATCAGTATTTCTCCGGTTCTGGTACACCTAAAATAGCTGGAATGTCTTTTCGTCCAGAAACCCCGAAAGGTTTTTCTTCCTCAAACTGAACTTTAGAAAAGCTAGTTATTTTCAGTTCACCGTTCTCTAAATATACCACAGGTGGATTATCAAGTCTGTGGTATCCATATAGTTTTTCTTTCTCTGAAATGTTTGTATCCAACATAGGTGAAGTTGCTGCTATCGAAACATCAACTCCTTGTGCCATACACTTAGCTAACCAAAATTCACAGCAGCCTCTTCCAAGCTCACCAAAATGAATATTGGTCTTGTAACTGAAATCTGCACCATAAAGACTGATTCCAGATACTTCTTTGTATAAAGCAAAAGCAATGGCATAAGCAATTGTGTTATTGAAATATCCACAATTGGTTTTTTGTATAACTTTTTCAAGTGGATATAGTTTAAGGCTCGGAACTCTTTTATCAAGTTCGCAAGAATAGATAGGACATTTTAATTTCGGCAAGGTTTTACACAAAACCTTGGTCTGTGGCCCAGCGTCATTGGTTTCAAAGAATCTTGATACAGGGTCCATTATAAATACACGATCAGGTTTGACAACTGCACACATGGAATTGATAGCCCAAACTTCGTCATATTCCTTGCTGTGGCTGATGGACATGTGATAGTCGAGTTGACTTTTGCCCATGGCAACAATAGCAATTTTCTTGCCTTTTAATTTTTGTTTAAACACCTTTACTGTGGAGCCGGTGGTGTTATCGGAACTCTCGTTCGATCGTATCTGTTTTCGTCATGGGTTGCACGTCCTTCCATTAGAGTTTTCAAACGTACAAGATTGTCCTGAAACCGTGTTTCAAACATAGTTGTTTCATTTAATTCCTGTTTCATAAAAGTACTAGCCTCTACCAAAGAACCATACAACAATAAATCTGGTGCGTTTGTACCGAGCCAACTGGCTCCATCTGAAGTCTCGGTTATTGATTGGGGCTGATAAAGATAATGCAGTTCAAAAGTTAAATTGGCATTAGGCGTGGGAGCTAAAATGAACGTATCATCATCAAATTGAGCATAGTATTTTGGTACACCTGTAGTTGCCGCTGTGTTGGTGTAATTACGCATAAAACTAACATGTTTTAACAACAAATAAGTATATTCACTATCGCTGTCCAATACCGCCAGACTCATGGGCGAAATAAAATCAGTTGGAGCCCCCAAATATTGATTTCCAGAAGAAGCGGTTCCGGTAACATTTTTTCTAAATACATTAAGTTCAATTGTATTAAAAACACGGTTTTCCGCTTGTACGATGAAATTAGTCAAATTTGAAGTAAATGTACTCTCATCATTATCCATGTATTCCTGGATAGCTGTTTTTAATGTTGTAAAAGTAAAACTCATTAAACCGGTCCTGCTGTTGCTATACTGCCACCACCGGTTATATCTCCCGTGGTTGCGGTTCCGGTGGACGTAAATTTATATTCGTTTGCATTCACCACTGTTATTGTATACCCACTTGCGCTTTCAAGCACGGTTGTTGTTATGCCATCAAAGGCTTCTGTTTTTCTAAGGCGTACAGTATCTCCTGTAGTTCTATTGTGTTTGAACTCAGTTACTTTAATTACTGCATTGGCTCCAGAGGCTTCAGTTCTAAAAGGGTTTAAAGACAAAAGAGTTTGTGCCGGTCCCACTGAAACGAAAGGACCAGAACCTCTTGCTCCACTTGTGCCTGTTCCAGCAACGGCTGTAAATGTATAAGTATCTGCGTCTACCTTGGTAATTGTGTAGGCATCGGGATCAACTAATGTTGCAATGGTAAAGCCATCAAAGGCTTCTGCTCCCCTAAAACGTACTTTGTCCCCGGTACTCCGTCCATGGTCGCACTCAAAAACTTTAATCACAGCACTCGCGGAAGTAGATAAAAAAGGATTGTTGGTCAAGAGAGCTTCCGCAACAGGTTCGGTTCTATCGGGTCTTGGGTCTCTTATAGCTTGAGGATCTGGTCCAACTCTGGGTGCTTCCAACTGGGGTTGTTTTGGACTCCATTGATCCGGTCCCACCAAGAAACCGTCCCATGTCTTTTTCATATCTTTTAAACGGTAACGAAAACCGGAAATATCACAGATTCCCCATGTTTTTTTGCCTGCCGCAAAGGCCATATTAATTAATTACCGTTCTGGCTGGAATAAAACGAGAGCTCACGGTATCAATATTTTCCGATGCTGCCCTGCCCCATTCCTCTTCATATATTTCCTTGAGCATTCCCATTCGATCCGGTGCCCGTTTAAGGGAAATATAATAAGCCAGTCCTGCTGCCATTGCCGGTAAAAACTGAAAAGTAATGTCCAAAGTATTGGTATAGTCCCCTGCATCCTCAATCCGGGTCAGTGCGTAATAACGAAAAACATCGGTTGAATCGTCCGGAGTCGGATAAAGGTATAATTTAGGGGTTACTGTCCTTTCCAGATAAAACTGGGTTGGGCGTGCCTCTACTGCTTTGTTCGGAAGATAAAGGTAATCGCTCCGACTGATCCGGTTTAACTGGTAATCCGTATAGGTGCTTCCGGACGTACGCCGAACGACAGCGGACAAAACATTGATTAAATCCGTATCCAGATCATAGGAAGTGGTGCTTTCAGTCAAGTCTTCTGTTCGTTCAACAATGACCCAAAGATTAAGACCACGGTTTGCCCATTCGGCAAACATAAGATTAAGGGAACGTCTGGCTGTTTCTAAGTCG